GCCATTTTTTTTGTCCTTATGCTGAATAGTAAAAACCAGAAATACCTACGCTACAACTTGCATCCATTGAGTTGGCTGAATCACTTTGAAAACTAGTTTGGTCTGTAGCATAAACTCTTATCTCTGCACCCACTGCACCATTAACTTCTCCAACGAATTGACCAGATGCTAAAGAACCATCTCCTGCATCTAAAGTTATATTAAAGTATGAAATATCTGCTTTTTCACTTAAACTTGTAGGAGCAAAAGGTAAACTTACTCTAATAGCTCCAGTTGCAGATGCACCACCCACTGCTATTGAACCATGAATATAAACCATGCCACCAATTTTAACATATTGTAAAGCATCTTCTCCAGTAATACCTAAAGCAGTTGAGGTATCATCTGTAGTGGTAGCCACTGCATTATGAACACCCTCTTCATAATCATCAAGAAGATTTGCAGCAGTTGCACTTGTTACACCTAAATAAATACCTTTGTTACTTCCACCAAATACAATATTACCTGTGGCAACAGTTACATCTGTTGAATCTACTTTAAACCTTTCAGAACCACCTGTTTCTATACTAATAACATCATCTGAACCTGCGGATATTTTTGTATCATCATCTGAGTCAAGAATTAAATCTGTTCCGTTTAAATCAAAACCTGAACTTGTGGTTAAAAATTCTACTGGTTGTACTCCTACATAACCCATTATGTTATCTCCATTATACTCATTGTTACTGATACTTTATCTGCAACAGAGCAATCTATTTGAATTTTGTCTGTAGTTTCTAACACGACCTTATTTCCTGATAACAATTCTAAACTTGAACCTACAGGTATAGGTGCATTTTTTACTAAAAAAGTTGTTGTGTTTGTTGCTGTTCTACCACCACCACTTGTATCTGATACTAATTTTATACTAGCAGTTACTTGTGATGTGTGCACATTTGCTAATATAACTCCTAAAACAACTGTAGTAGTAGAACCTGGAGTTGTATATAAATCTTCTGGAGTTCCACTACTTGCTGGCATTACATCATGTGAAACAACCTTAAAAGTATTTGCCATCTTACTATCCTAACGCTATTGCTAAACTTGTTGCTTCAGCAGATGCTTCAGCTAATGTTATTGCAGAAATATCACTTCTTGTTTCTGAAGCACTTCTGCTTTCTAAACCATTTGCGGTAAACCTTGCGAACTCATCATCTGCTACAGATGAACTGTCAATCTTTACAGCGTTGGTATTTGCTATACCAAATGTTAGTGATGCTTGAGCACCGATATCTGAAAGAACTTCTGATGTACTGCGGCTCTCTAATCCGTTTGCTGTGAATCTTGCAAACTCATCATCAGCTACACTACTGCTATCAATCTTAACTGCATTTGTATTAGAGATACCAAAAGTTAATGAAGCCTGACCACCTATATCAGATAATACTTCTGATGCACTTCTACCCTCAATCGCAGTTCCTGAAACTCTTAAGAAATCATCATCTGCAACACCTGATGTAAATGTGGCAACATTACCGCTAGAAATACCAGCACTAGCTATATCTGAAGTTAATGCAACAGTTCCTGCAGAATTAGGTAATGTGATTGTAACATCTGCTGTAGATGCAGGGCCTATAAGAGTAACAGCATTTGTTCCGTTGTCTGTATCTTCTTTAAATAAAATAGAACCTGCAGCAGAATCTGACCCTGTTAATATAGGTGCTGTTAAACTTTTATTTGTGAGGGTATCTGTTGTTGCCCTACCAACTAACGTATCTGTAGATGCTGGTAGAGTTAATGTTTTATTACCATCAAAATCTGCGTGTGCTGGTGCTTGTATTTGTGCATAGTGTGCATTACTTGATTCACAGTAAAATCTTACAACAGATTGTGCACCTGCATTTTTAACTTCTACCACACCGCCATTTACTGTTAAATCATCTCCAACAGATATATCACCACCAACTGTTACATTATCAGAACCATCTTCAATAACTGCTTTTGCCGCAGGTAATGTGCAGAATATTGTTCTTGTTCCTGATGTCCAGTTCACAGCACTATTAGAATTAGAACTAGATAATATAGTTGTTCTTGCTAAAGTTGTACCTGAAGATGTAAAAGTCCCTAATCCAACTTCAAAATCTGAGTTATCTGTGCAACAATAATATGTTGTATCACCATTACTTAAATTAGCAGTAAATGTTTCAAATCCTGTTACAGCACCTGCTAAAGTATAGGTTCCTGTACCTGTTGTTGTTGTGGTTTCTTTTATTCTATCAGATATTGTAAATGCCATTATTTTAACTCTATTGTTAGATTGTTTGCATTGATCCTAAATATATCACCTTCAGCAATTGCCTTACTTGCATCTAAAGCACCAACAAATAATATGTTACCACTGCTTGATGCATCTGCAATAAATACATGAGTGATTGTATCAGTGCCACCACCACCTGATGCTGGAAACTCTATGTTAGCAGAATTTTTTGCTGTTTGTGTGTCTGTGCTATCTGCACCTATTGTTGTCCAGTTTGCCGCAGTTACTTGTTGTCTTGCATAATTAGTAAAGTTAGCTTCTGTAACAGAACCAGTTTCTGCCGCAGATACTGCTGTTGCTAGTCCTACATATATACTATCACCTGGACTAGAAAAACTAAGTGAATTATTTTTAAATATAAAGTGCAATAACCTTCTTTCCAGATAGTTAGTTGCTGCATTTGATGTTGCCATGTTTTACTCCTACGTTCTTACTCTATCTGGCAGACCTCTTCTAAAAGCATCTGCATTTTCTCTTGCTTCGCCAAAATCTTTTAGACGAGATAATTCTAATTGAAATCTTTGCTCATAAAATTGCATTAAATCTGCTTCACCTTTCATATAAGTATAAGCCTCTACTAAACTGCCATAAAACAAAGCAAATGGTGCATTTGTGCTTAACCAAGATTTTGTTGTATCATTAGTTACAGATACCACAACTCCTGTAGCACTACTAGAACTACCTGTTACTGTTTCACCCACAGTAAAATCTTGACCAGGAACAACAATTGTTAAAGTTGTGCCACTAGGGACAGCATTTACTTTTGTTTTAACACTACTTGTACCTCCAGTAATTGTATCACTTGTAGTAAAAGTTCCGCTTACATTACTTACTGTTAATGTTTGTGTTGATTCACTTAAACTGGTTGGTCTGTAAAAATAATGCAATTCAACAGCATAATTGGAGTTTGGTGTTGGTCCTACAATAAAATTATCTACATCATAAATAGCATAATATTTTGGTAAACCAGTAGAACTTGAATCATTTGTATATAATTGCACAAAATTTACATCTTTTGGCAGTAAAAAACTTTTTGAACCTACAGTTGTTATTTGTAAGGACAGTGGTGCTAAAAAATCTGTTGGTTGTGAAAGAAATGGGTCTGATGATGTAAATGCAGATGTTACATTTTTTCTAAAAACCTCTAAATCTACAGAATATAAAATTCTATCTTCAGATGCTTTTACTATGTTGTCTAAATTATTAACAAAAGATATCTCTGTGTTTTCAGAATACTCTTTTATTAAATCTCTTAATTCTGTAAAAGTATAACTCATTTAACTACTCAATGTTACTGGTCCAGCAGACGCAATTTTACCTCCCCCGACTGTATTACCTTGTGTTGCCGTGCCTGACGATGCGGTGAACGTGTAGGTGTTATCATCAACTTTTGTAATACTATATCCAGAAGCGTTTTCCAAAATTGCACTTGTAAAACCATCAAAACCTTCAACATCTCTAAATCTTACTACATTTGAGGAACTTCGTCCATGAGAAGTTTCTGTAACTGTAATTACAGCAGAACCTGATGAACCAGATTTAAAAGCGTTTAACTTTAATAAAACAGATACAGCAGGTTCTGTTCTATCGGGTCTTGCATCTGTTAGAGATTCACCATCTACTGCATGTCGCCTTGTTTCTAATTGTGGATGTTTATGCTCATATTCATCTTTACCAACTAAAGAGCCGTTCCATTCTTTTTTCATATCTCGTAAACGATAACGAAATCCAGAACGATCTGATATTCCATAAGCATATTTTCCTGAAGCAAGTCTACCCATTAAGATGAAATCCTATAAAAACTCAAATTTGGTGAAATAGTAAATGATGCTCTATCTCTATCTTCTTCCATTGCTCTAAAAAATTCTTCATCATACATTGCTTTTAACATTTGCACTCTATCAGGTGCTTTTTTAATAGATAAATAATATGCTAAACCTGCTGCTAAACAAGGAAAAAATCTAAAAGGAACATCAACTGTATTTGTTACAGCATCTGCATCATCTATTCTTGTTAATACATCAAATTTTAATACATCTGTAGAATTTTCTGGTGTAGGCCAAATTTTAATTACAGGTGTTAATTGTCTA